GGTTTCCCCTAGTGCGAAGCGCAAACGGATAACAGGAAATGGCGATAACTAACGGCTACTGCACACTTGCAGAGGTCAAATCAGCAGCGCGAATTTCTGATTCCACTGACGACACCCTTTTAGAGAACTGCATTGAAGCAGCGTCACGCCGTATTGACGGCTATGTAGGTAGATTCTTTTATCAGACGACTGCCACAATTAAGTTCTATTTGACCGACACTTCGGTTGTTACGCCGAACTCATATAACAGTTATGTTCTAAATGTCAGCGACCTTGTATCTATAACCACGCTAAAGACTGATGACCTAGGTGACGCGACTTTTTCTACAACTTGGTCTGCTACCGATTACCGCTTAGAGCCATTAAATGCGGTTGCTTTTTCTCGCCCATTCCGAAAAGTAATTGCAACTAACACAGGAAAATCTTTTCCAGTAATCACAGCACCACCGATGCCAGGCATACAGATTGCTGGAGTGTGGGGATGGCCTGCAATCCCTGATGACATTCGCGAAGCCTGCATCTTGATGTCACTCAGATTGTTCTCGCGATACAACTCTCCGCTTGGCGTACTCGGTTTTGGCGAAATGGGAACCGTGTCGGTTCGGGCAGTGGACCCCGATATTCGGGACATATTGAACTCTTACCGCCTAATAGGGCTCGCCTAGATGCCCGCTACGGCTTCGCAAGTCCTGTCGGGTATGAAGACCCGCCTTCAAACCGTGAGCGGTCTAAGGGCGTTTGACTATCAGCCTGATGCCTTAAATCCGCCAGTTGCATGGACCCAACTAAACGGTGTTACTTATCATGGCGCGTTTGGTTCGGGAGATGTGCAGTACGAAGCAACTGTATTCGTTGTGGTTGGTCGTGTATCCGAACGAGTCGCGCAATCAAACCTTGATGCCTACTTGTCTTATGACGGTGCATCGTCAATTAGAAACGCTATTGAAGGTGACACAACTTTGGGTGGTGTCGCTCAAACGCTTGTGGTTAATAGGTCATCCAGTATTAGAAGTTTGTCGGTCGGCGAAGCAGAATATTTAACCATTGAAATATCACTCACGGTGCATGGTTAGTAGTATCATGTCGTCTATGGCTCAATACAAAGTTATTTCAGGAATGCTTGAAGGCAAGAAAGTTGGAGACATTGTTTCCGATGCGGAACTTGAAGGCTTAAACATTCAGGCTCTTATTGACGGTGAGCACATCAGCACACAATCAAGCAAGTCCTCAAAAACTTCGGATGACACAAAGGAATAATCATGGCTGTTCTCGTAATGACAAACCCAAGCATCACCATCGCAACGGTGGATGTCAGCGCACTCACAACAAGCGTCACGCTTAACTACGAAATTGACTCACTTGAAGTTACGGCGTTTGGCGATACGGGTCACAAGTTCACAGGCGGATTGCAGAATGTTTCTGTTGATGTTGAAATGAACCAAGACTTTGCTGCGACAAAGACCGAAGCAACCATCTATCCGCTTGTTGGCACAACAACAACCATTGTGTTGATTCCAGTGAATACAACTGTGTCTGCAACAAACCCTCGTTATACAATCTCCAACACATACTTAGCGGCATCAAATCCTGTCGCTGGGGCAGTTGGAGAACTAGCAAAAATGAGTTTAACATTCACTGGCGGAACCGTAGTTAAAGCAACTGTCTAATAGTTAGGAAAATAAAATGGCTGTACTCGCACTTACCAACGCATATGTATCCGTAAACTCTGTCGTATTATCGGACCACGCAACAAGCGTGACCGTTAATTACGAAATTGACTCGGTTGAAGTAACCGCATTCGGCGACAGTGGACACAAGTTCACTGGTGGATTGCAAAACAACTCAATAGATGTTGAGTTTAATCAAGACTTTGCTGCATCAAATGTGGAAGCAACCATCTACCCATTGGTTGGAACTACGACTACGGTTGTCATTAAGCCAAACGGTTCAACGACTTCCGCAACAAACCCTTCGTATACAATCACTAATGCCTATCTAGCTGCATCAAATCCAGTTGCAGGTGCTGTTGGCGAACTGGCAAAGATGAGCCTTACCTTTACTGGTGGCACGATTGCTAAGGCTGTAGCGTAAAAAATAAATACAGACAAAAACTAGCGGAGGACAAAATGCAATTATCTATGAAGGTCACATTCGCAGATGGCAATGACAAAACGCTTACAGCAAAGTTTGCTGATTTTGTGGCGTTTGAGCGGACATGGAATCGTAGTGTTGCAAAGTTTGAGCAAGAACTCCGGTTAACTGACTTGGCTTGGCTTGCATGGCATTCAGAAAAGCGCACACAAAATACGGCTATGGCATTTGACCCTGAGTGGATTGGCACTGTTGAGTCAGTTGAAATGGCAGAGGAGACTACAAGTGATAGCCCTTTGGAGAAGGGTCAGCAACCTGGCTGATTGCAAGTGTCGCTTGTGAAACGGGTATAAGCCCAACGGATTTAATTGCGGAAGATGCAATCATGTTAAAAACAATGGTCGCGTACTTAAGTTGGAGAAGCGCACAGGCAAACCGCAGAAGGTAGTATCGGCTCATGACAACAGCGACAATCGTTATTGAGGGCGTGGAACGCACCACCAAAGCCCTTAAGAAATATGACGCTGTTATGTATAAAGAGTTTGTTGCTGAAGTAAAAACCGAAGTAGAGAAGGCTAAGGCTTTAGCAAAAAGTTCTTATGTTTCGGGTCGCGCAATTAAAGGTTGGAACAACAAACCTACAATTAGCCCGATTAAAGGCGCAAGAGGTTTCCCTAACTACGACTACGGAAAAGCGCGTAGTGGAGTAAAAGCAATCGTTGGTGGCAAGACTGGCAAATCACGCAAAACTTGGCGCATAGCAGCACTGCAAACAAAAGACCCAGGCGGAATAATTTATGACATGGCTGGTTCCAAGACTGACGGAACTGGCAGTGGTATCACCTTTATTGCAAAAATGCGCTCCAACTATGGGCAGGCATCTCGCGTCATGTGGCCTGCGATGAATGCGTTTAGACCGACCATAGTTGAGTCAATTAACAAAGGTATGCGTAAAGCAACCACTACTCTTGAAACAATGATGTTTAGGGATACAGGTCGCTAATGGCTAGTGGCGCGATAAATGTACCTGTAGTCACAACCTTTGATGCGAAAGGTATTAACAAGGCAATATCCACATTTAAGAAACTTGATGGTGGTGTTGCTAAAAGTGCCTATGCAATGCGTACCGCCGATTCGGCTATAACCAATGTAGTCAAAACGCTAGGAAAGTTTGCGCTTGTTGGTGGTGCAATCGCTGGCGCTGTTGGTGGAAAACTTGTTAAGTTTGGTTCTGACCTTGCGGAAAGCCAGTCAAAAGTTAATGTTGTTTTTGGTGATTCAGCAAAAGTAATTAACGATTTTGCTAGCAAGTCTGCTGATGCGCTCGGCATGTCTACACAAAAAGCATTGGAAGCAACTTCTACTTACGGCAATCTTTTCCAAGCCTTCGGTGTAGGTCAAGGTCCAGCGGCGGCTATGAGTACAAGTCTTGTTCAGTTGGCTGGCGACCTTGCATCTTTTAACAACGCTAATCCCGAGGATGTATTACTTGCCTTGCGTTCAGGTTTATCAGGCGAAGCGGAACCGCTTAAAAGGTATGGCATCGCCATTAACGATGCGCGACTTAAAACAGAAGCCTTCAACATGGGGCTATATGACGGTAAGGGAAACCTTGATATTACTGCTAAATCTCAGGCTGCTTATGCGCTGATTATGAAAGACAGCACCCTCGCGCAAGGCGACTATGCGCGTACTGCTAGCGGTGTTGCAAACACGACACGAAGCCTTAAAGCAAACTTTGAGGATGTCGCCGCTCAGATAGGCACATACCTAATTCCAGTGTTCCAAAAACTTTTAGGGTTTGTTAAAGACGAAATAATCCCGCGACTAAAAGGTTTTGCTGACGCACTAAACGAAAAGGGTCTTGGTGGTGCGCTTAAATACGCCGCTGGAGAGTTCACAACTTTCTTAGCCGACATGGGAACTAAAGGCAACATCATCTACGGGGCTATCACAGCCATACTTGCGCTTAAGGCTGCCGTAATTGCATACCAAGTTAGTACTGCGCTTGCGACAACAATAACTAAAGCGTTTGGCATTGAGGTAAAGGTTGCAACGATTGGAACATTTGGTTTAGTGGTCGCAGCTATCGTTGCTGTAATCGTCATCATCGTTGCGATGTATATGAAGTTTGAGTGGTTCCGCAAGGGCATTAACTTTATTATTAACGCAGTCATCGGTTACATAGAGTTCATGGTAAATATGTGGATTAAGACCATCAACATGATTTTGCATGGAATTAACGCGATGATTCGGGTTGCGAACTTCTTTGGCGCAAACCTTGACACTATTGGAATGATTGGTGAGGTTTCATTTGGGCGTATTGGTGATGCCGCTGATACCGCCAAAGGCAAGATGCAAAAAGCAATTCAAGTGGTTGCGGATGTAAACGCTAAGTATGAAAACTTTGGTAAGAAAGTTAAAGCAACACAAACAGAACCCGACCCTCCACCTGGTGGCGGTGGTGGCGGTGGGGTTATTGAGACTGCTAAACAAAAACTTGATAAATACATAAGTTCCTTGCAGGGTTTAACTGGCGCACACAAAGCACTAAAAGACTCAAACGCAAGCGTAATTAAATCCGACAAAGAAGTACTACGCACTAAAGAAGCACTTGCAAAAGCGCAAGACCTCTTTAACAAACTCACTAAGGGTTATGGTGTTGGGTCCGCAGAATCGGTTAAACAAACCATAAAAGTGGCGCAGGCTCAACGCGACCTTATTAAAGCAAACATGGGCATTAAGTCATCTGTGGATGCAATCCGTGAAGCCGAGAAAGCACTTAAAGTTCTTCGTGATGGTCCAACTGCAAAAGACACAGAAGACGCAGAGATTGACTTAACTAAAAAGAAGTTTGCCCTTGAACAAGCAACCTTTGATGTAAAAGATGCAGAAAAGAATTTGGCTGATGTCCGGCTAGACCCTGAATCATCTGCGCAGGCTATTCGCGAAGCAGAAATTAAACTTGCCGAATCTAAGTTTGGTGTTCGTGATGCCACATTTGCAGTCACCACAGCGGAAAAAGACTTAAAGAAACTGCGCGAGAATACGCCAACTGCAGAAGAAATCCAAAAGGCAGAAGATGATTTAACTAATGCTAAACTTGCTAACGAGGAAGCAATTCAAGCACAGGCTGACGCAACAACAAATCTCACCACCGAGCAGACCTTGCTTGAAGAGATAACTTACGGCGTTAAAGAAGGCACAGATAAATACAAGGATGCCCTTATTGACTTGCAACAAGCGCAAGAGGATTACACGAGCGCGGTTGACACGCAGACCGAGTCATATCAGAAACAGCGTGATGCCATTTACGAGGTTAAACAGGCTGAAGAAGAACTTGCTGCTGCTCGGGCAAAAATTAGTGGTACGCAGGCAGCTACTGGAAACCTAATTGTTACTGGCAATAAAGTGATTCCAACATTTAACGACACGCCAACAGGTACATCACCGCTTACACCGACAACAACCCCTACATCCTTTGCCGACATCGCTAAAACTTTGCCACCTGGCGTGTCATTAAAAGAATATTTTATGGCAAACGGATTCCCTCGCATGGCAGAAGGTGGGATTGTAAATAGACCTACTATGGCAATGATTGGCGAGGCTGGACCTGAAGCGGTCATCCCATTAAGCAAGATGGGTGGCGACAACATTTACATTACGGTGAATGCTGGCATGGGTTCTGATGGTGTTGAACTTGGCAAGCAAATTATTGACGCAATTAAAAGGGCTGAACGGCGCAACGGAAAAGTATTTGCGTCTGCATAGTTATGGCTGTACTTACCGAAAAAGTTGAAGTTGTTTTTGATGAGACTCCTGTTTATGACGGGATTGGTTTTACTCTTGACGACACCGAAAAAGGTGTACTAAATCAGCCTTACTATTTACTTGATGGACACCTTGACTTTAAGGATGTAACGAGTGAAGTCGCAAGTGTCTCCATTAACCGAGGTAGGTCGCGACAGTTAGACCAATATCAGACAGGCAACGCCACAGTTAGTTTTCATAACCTCACTCGTAGTTTTGACCCGCTTAATACCGCATCTGCTTACTACCCGTATGTAATTCCTCGTAGGTATATTCGCATAAGCACTAATGGCATTTACACTTTTGCTGGACTAATAAATACTTGGAATATTGAATACCAAATGCCTGACGACAGTTTTGCTGTTGCTAATTGCACTGATGCTTTTTCTGTTTTGTCGGGTCAAAACATTAACGCGTTTACTCCTGATGTAGAACTAACTGGTTCGCGTGTTTCCACAATCCTAAATCTTCCAGAAATTAGTTTTACTGGTACAGCCGTAAGCATTGACCCAGGCGTTTCAACGGTAGGCGCATTTGCAGTTGATGACCAAACGGATGCTTTGGGTTATTTGCGTCAAGTAGAAAAGAGCGAGCAGGGCTACTTTTTTGCAAGCAAAAACAACACACTAAAGTTCCGTGACCGTGATTCAGTCCTAGCCCAAACAGGTGGTGTTGCTTTTTCCGATACTGGAAGCCCAACATCTAGCTACATGACCTTGCAGGTTGAGACGGGTGACGAACTCATCTACAACCGTATTGTCGCCACATCCCCTGCAGGGGCTACACAGACGGTCACAGACGCGACATCTATCGCAAAGTACGACACCGTGACCCTTGAAGCATCAGACCTCTTAAACAGCACCACATCCGAGGTCTTAGATATTGCCAACCTTTTGCTTACGCAATACAAAGAACCTGAAGTTCGGTTTACAGGTCTAAGTCAGCAACTAGTGGCATTGTCAGGGACTAATCAAAACCTACTTTTAGGGCTAGAACTTACCGACCTCGCTACCGTAACCAGGACATTCGCAACCGGCGCACCTGCGTCAGTGACTAAATATGTTTTAGTGGAAGGCATCTCCCATTCAATTATCCCTGGTTCGCACACCATGACTTTTAGGTTTGGTTCGC